CGTAATGCACCGCACAGCGAACACAGGACGCACTTATGCAGACTTGAAAGGAGCGTCGCCACTTGCGAAAGGAATGACTTGTCCACCACAAGTGAACAGCGCGTTCTTATTGGACTACGATTCGCAAGACTTCGACCTTCGATTCAAGATGCTTCCAGAGTGGCTTCAAAACAAGGTGAGTTCTTCGGCTGAATTTAGTCAACGACTTGACAAAGCTGCGGATCAAATGAACAATGCGAAGGCAATGCTCGAACAAAGCGGTTTAGTTGAACCAACAAGTTCAACAGACGACACGGACGATATGCCGTTCTAAATGAATAAGTTGTTATAAAAGGGTGTTATCTCAGACATAATGCCCTTTTATGACACTTAATTATAATAAACCATACAATCAAAACACAATGAAAAAATTAGTAACACTTGAAAACCGCGTTGAGAAACTGCTTAAGAAGTACAAATTTCTCCGCAACAACAACAACGCACTTTGCGTGAAAGTTTGGGAACAACAGTTCGACGAACGCAAAGACATCACAAGCAACTTCTTTGCTATGTACGAAAGCGGCAAGTACGTTAGCGCGGACAACATCACACGCATTGCACGTTTGGTTAAGCAACACAACGTTGAGTTGAGAGGAACGAACCACAACGACAATAAGAAGAAAGAGCAGTTGATTAAACCACTATTGAAGAAATGAATAAAGCAATCTACAAAACTCCGTTCGGTCGCCTTGTCAAGATTAACTTCAAGACGATGCAGAACTTCAAGAATGTTCTTCGCATCAGCGATCCGACGGCACGACTTTACGTTACGCATCCAGAACGAATGAGAATCAAAGACTTCAACAACATTTGCTTACATACCGGTCTTTCTCGCGAAGAAGTATTTAGCACCTTTACACCTACAATTTTAATCAACGAAGAAAATGACTAACGAGCAGATTAGACAAGAGTTAATCGACATGATTCCATTCCGTCACATGGAACGATTCGAAACATTATGGTTGATGCTGACACCACGCTACGAAAGATTGACGACGGAGCAAATTAAGATTCAGCAAGAACTGGAGAACGAACGCGAAATGTTTTGGAGCGCACTCGAAGACATAACGTGCAGCGTGCTTGGAATACCTTCACAGCAATTGTACACACCAACAAGACGACGTGAGATTGTAACGGCACGACAAGTGATATTCTTTCTTATCCGTCCTTGCTACCTGCAAAGTTATGAATCAATAGGCAAACACTACGGCAAGGATCACGCTACGGTTATGCACGGAGTGAAGCAAGTTAGTTGGCAGATTGAGGTTGACAGGAACTACGCAGCCAACGTTGAGCGCATCTGTTACATATTAAATGATATGGGTTATGCTAAACCTATGAAGTTTTATACTAAATTTGTCGAGCACTTAGAACATCAAAAAGAACTTAAACTCAAAAAACAACTAAAGAAATGAAATCAGAATTAATCTTTTGTCCGAATTGCGAAAGCAAAGAACTTGGAGAACGCGTTGACGAAGTATTGCGCGACCAACAACTTGAAGACTGGGACACCGCTTATGAACACGTTGACGAAGACGGAGAAATAAAAGTATGCTTCGATTGTCAGGAATGGGACGACGCAGACGACGACGCAAAAGGCGAAGGGTGGGACTAACTAAAAACTAAAAATTATGGAAAAGAAACAAGCAAGTGTTGTAGATCAATTATATTTTGATTTAGCTTTTGAAGTAGATTGGAGTCCTGATATAGAAAAATTATTTGAAGAAGCAAATGAGATGTTTAAGCAACAATTAGAAAGTGCTTATTTGAAAGGTTCTGCAGATAGAATGAACGATGAAGGAAGTTTTGAAAAATACTACAATGAAACTTATGCAGAAGATGAAGATGCGGAATACTTAAAAAGTATAGGTTTTGAATAACTAAAAAATAAAATAAGATGCTAATTTTACAACTCAAAAAGAGAATCGAGATTCTCGAAGCGAAGGTTCAGGAACAGGAACAAAAGATAAACGACTTGTTAATTGGCTTGTCCGTTCCAACCGCACCAACGCTAATAGCAAAAGAAAAGAAGTCGCCATTTAAGAAACCAACGGTTGTTGAAATCTACGACTACGCTTGCGAAAAACTAAGCGACAAAGACGCGCTTGCATTTACCGAGAAATTCCACGCACATTACGAAGCGAATGGTTGGAAGGTCGGACGCAATCAAATGAAAGATTGGAAGGCTGCCGTTCGTAAGTGGGACTTATCTACCTTTGTAACTACAAACCAACAAACTAAAATCAAAAATGGAAAATTCGACTCCGATGCTGCGCAGCGCATCTACAACGACGCTCACAACTACACAAAGGGTTGATCGTGCAGAGCGCGAAAGCGCGTTCGTTGCCGACTACGACCTACCTGCGTTCGTTAAGTTATGTTCGAAAGTGTGCGCCATGTACGGCATCGCGCTTCCTGAAGCTCAACTGTTGCAAATGTTACACGAGTTCATTGGTAAACACTTTCGTTGGGTGACATTCGAACACTTCAACCTTGCTTTTGAATTGAACGCAGCAAATGAACTGTCAAAGAAATGCGAACACTTCGGAGCATTAAGCGTGTCGTTTATTGGTGACGTTCTCACGCACTACAAACCAAACCGCGATAAAGCCAATCTACAAATACAGCGTGAAATTGCAGAATCAAAAGAACAAGAATCTAAACAATTAAAGGAAAGCGAAATGGCTATTAACGACGACAGTTGGAGAAGAATGTTAGCGGAAGACTTACACAATTATAAGAAAGGAAAGTACACGGTAATCGAGATTCGTGCGGTGTCGCTTATGCGTTGGTTGGAAGAAGCCAAGTATATTACACCTGACACCTTCACAGACGAAGAATACGCTCTTTGTAAAGCAAAGGCACGCAAGAATATCTACTTCGAGCAGAACTTAAACAAACCAATGGTTGAACGAATGAGCGACAGGAAGCGTCAGCTATTGAAGGAATCGATTGCGTTTGAAGGTATGCGTGAACTTTACAAACTTTATTTGAGTAAGCAATGAATCACGGATCGTTGTTTAGCGGAATAGGTGGCTTTGACTTGGCTGCCGAATGGATGGGTTGGAACAATACATTCCATTGTGAGTGGATGCCTTTCCCACGCAAAGTTTTAAGTCATTATTTCCCAAACTCAATCAGTTATGAAGACATCACAAAAACAGATTTCTCTATTCACAGAGGAACAATTGATATACTCACAGGAGGGTTTCCTTGCCAACCCTACTCAAGCGCAGGTAAGCGACTTGGGAAAGAGGACGAGCGACACCTCTGGCCGCATATGCTCAGAGTCATTTCAGAAGTTAAACCAACCTACGTTGTGGGCGAAAACGTTCGTGGGCTTACTAATTGGAATGGGGGAATGGTCTTCGAAGAAGTGTGCATTGACTTGGAAAGTCAAGGGTACACCGTACAACCGATACTATTGCCAGCTTGTGCCGTCGGTGCGCCACACAGAAGAGATAGAGTTTGGTTTGTTGCCTACTCCAACTTGTATGGAAGATCGAAGAATACCAAATCAAAACAGCAAGAGAACGAAAAAAATACAAAGCAATTTAAATGCACATACAATAATAAAAATGTTACCAACTCCAACAGTATTCGACAGCACGAACGCGAGTGCAACAATGAAGAGCAGCCAAGTGAAAGAGGGATCAATGCATTCAATGACACTTCCGAGAATGTTGAGCATGGGGCTGCTACATACCCCAAGAACATCGGACAAGAACATGCATTGGAAAACGGAGAATTGGAAGGGAGACGATTTAGGCAGTCAAATAAACGAGGCTTTTGGAACACGTTCCCATCTCAATCCCCCATTTGTAGCGGAGATGATGGGCTTTCCACCGAACTGGACGGAATTACCTTTTCTAAATGGCGACAAGAATCTATAAAGGGTTATGGAAATGCTATCGTTCCACAGGTTGCTTATGAGATTTTTAAAGTAATTGAAGAAATGGACAGGTTAGAAAAACTACAATTAAAATTATTTTGAATCCATACAAACCAACATACCTGCCGCGTCAAGTTGAAGCGTTGAACTATTTGAACACCGACAGCATCGTTGAGCAGTTGTTATACGGTGGCGCGGCAGGTGGTGGAAAGACTAAGTTCGGTTGTATGTGGCAGATTCAACGACGTTTGAAGTACGCAGGGACGCGTTCTCTTATTGGACGTAGCAAATTAGACACGCTAAAAAAGACGACCTTAAACACGTTCTTTGAAACGGCTGAGGAGTTTGGATTGATAGCGAATAAACATTACACCTTCAACGGACAATCCAACGTGATTAAGTTGTTCAACGGAAGCGAAATAGTTTTGAAAGACTTATTCGCGTACCCTTCGGACGTAAATTTCAATTCACTTGGATCGTTAGAAATCACAGACTACTTTATAGACGAATGTTCCGAAGTAACGGAAAAGGCGGTGAGCATTGTTCACTCTCGTTGTCGTTTTAAGTTGAATGAGTTCGGTCTTATTCCTAAAGGTTTCTTGTCTTGCAATCCTGCGAAGGGGTGGTTGTACAATGAGTTCTACATGAAGAACAACCGCAACGAATTACCTTCACACCGCGCATTTGTTCAAGCGTTACCGCAAGACAATCCGTTTCTTCCTGTTGCTTACATTGAATCGTTACGAAGACTTCCCGAATACGACCGCAAAAGACTTTTAGAAGGTAATTGGGAGTTCGACGACGATAGCGACAAGTTGTTTCAAACGGAGAACTTGCTTCGAATGTTCCGCAACGAAGTAATCAATGAGGGAAAGAAATACATCACAGCCGATATTGCGCGTTTTGGTAAGGATAGAACGATTATTTGCGTATGGGAAGGTCTAACTATCATCGACATAATTGAACTCAATAGAGCAGCCATTGACGAAGTAGTAAACAAGATTCGTGTTGTCATGAAAGACCACTCAATTCTTCTGCAAAATGTTATCGCAGATGAAGACGGCATCGGCGCGGGAGCGGTTGATTATTTGAAGTGCGTAGGTTTTCAAAATGGATCTAAACCCAAACACCCACAATACCAAAATCTAAAAAGCGAATGTTACTACAAATTGGCTCAGTACGTCGAAGAAAACAAGGTAACGATTCTATCCAGTACGCGCAAAGAACAAATCGTTCGTGAACTCGAAATGATTAAGCGACACCGCGCAGACGTTGACGGAAAGTTAATGGTAACTCCAAAGGACGTAATCAAGAACCGCGAAGGTATTTCGCCCGACGTTGCCGACGCTATAATGATGCGAATGTTTTTCGAACTTAACCCAAGTTATGGTCAGTATGTTGTCGGATAAATAATTTAGCATATATTTAGCGAATGAAACAAACACCACTATACGAATCGCTCAAAATGACATACGAGCGCGAACGCGAAATTGTTAATTCAATAGCGACTTATTTCCAACAAGCAAAGCCAGTAGGCGATATTCTGCTTGAACTTTCTCAGCGCAAGGATATGAACGCGAAAGAGAAGGTCTATCTCGCTTTAATGATTGGAACGATGATGACGAGAAACGATGCAGAAAAGTAATTTACTCGCGCAGGTTGTCGCTGAATTAGAAGCGCGAGAATTGAAAGGTTTAGACACTTACGGAACAACGTTAGACCGAACAGATTTAACGCGCTCACAATGGCTACAACACGCGTATGAGGAAGCGTTAGACCTTGCGTTGTATTTGAAGAAACTAAAAATTGAAGAAGATGACAAAAGAATTGGCGACTGATATATTGCACAATTATTTGAAAGACAAAAAAAGACTTCCAATTTTTGACGAAAGAATAACTTCAACTTATGAAAATGGAGTTATGACCGAATGGACGTTTAGAGGTTTGTTAAACTTTTTATTAGATTTATAATTATGCCAGAGAGCAAAAGTAAAAAAGGAATCTGCGTGTATCTACACAAAGACCTGTGGAATGAGATTGACGAAAAGAGAGGTGAGAACAGCCGTAATACTTTTTTAAGTGAGGCAATAAAGTTCTCTTTGAAGTTCTACGTCGAGGAATCTAAAATAAAATTGAAAGAACAAAAGTAGAAAGAACAGCTACTGAAGTTGTTACAATCAAAGCGTGGTTTCTGCGCTTTTTTTGTTTCTCTAACTTTTTCTTTTCAACGTTTAGAATGTTGATTTGTTCGGTCAATATGTCTTCCTTCTGTTCATAAGCAACGACCACTTCTTGCAAGTTGTCAATCTTTCTTTCTTCGATGTTTAATTGTTCTTTTAGATTGTCAATAACGAGCGAATCGGAAGCAATAACGCTGTCGCATGAGTTCACCAAAGTGATAAAATCAACCCTATTAATAGTATCTCGAATAATAACAATATCACGATTTCTTTTATAGGTGGTTTTGGCTGTAAGTTGAGCGTTTTCATAGTAATCAAGTTGTTCTTTTAGTTCAATTGTTTCTTCGAGTAGCATCTGGTATTCACCTGCGTTGTAGTTAATGACGCTATCTTGTTTTTGCAGTTCAGTTGTTGTATTATTTGCAACAGTTCTTCCCCATATATTCCAACAAATCACCAACCAAAGAATCGATGTTCCGATAAATAGCAGTATTGCTGCAAGTATATTTCTGTTCATAGTATTTTTCCCTCGTGTATTCTGTGATTCTTTACGCTGTAACTTCCATTGATGCCTTTCTCAACAATTGCGAATCCGTGATTATACTTCGAATAAGGATTGTAGTCGGGAGATAATTCAGATAAGCAACCAACACCCCAACAAGTGATGAACTTACCGTTAGCGTCGCGCTCGTTGTGTTCTGCTGTCTGGTGATGATGTCCGCAAAGCGCGGACACCTTAGTCTTCATAAACAATCCACGCGCTACGTTAACAGACGGAAGGAATTGCTTTCCAAATTCGTGTCCGTGAAAGATAGAAAGTTTACCGATATTCAATTTACTCTTTCCGTCAATCCATTTCACGTCGTGCTTGTCGCAATGCGTCAACGAAGGAAAATCGAACGCGTCAATGTCGAATAACTCAGGTGCTTTAATTCGCATATATCTCCAATATCTTTCTTCGTGGTTACCTTCTTTGTAGTAAATGTTCGCCGTTGGAAAGGTGTGTCTTAATGATGCAAGGAATTGACGAATAGAATATAGTTCGTCTTTGAATTTTCTTTTGCGTGGATCCTTGACGAAGTCGCTAATCATGTGACAGTCTAACGCGTCACCATTCAGAATGATTGAATCACACCCTTGCTTTAACCCTTCGTTAATGGCGCACTCAATTGCTTCGTTGTCCTGATATGGAAAGTGCAAATCGCAAAGAATTAAAAACTTTGTTCCCTTCACTTCAACGTGTCTGCGTTTCTTAGCGTAAGACTTAGGAAGTGCGAATGGATTCAATGGTCGTGGCTTTTCTTCAACCAAAGATTTGTCAAGTAAAGATTTTTTTTGTCGTCCTCCAATTTTTCCTCTAATCATTCGAATAGTGGTGCGAGCGTGTTCAATGTTATTGTAAACTTCGGGATATTCAGCAAATAGTTTTTTCGCTAATGTGAGCGAAGGTGTTTCGGGAAATTTAGTACAAATCTCAGTTGCTATTTGTCGTGCTGTCGTTACTTCCATTGTCCTTTTGTTTTGATTTGGTAAACTTTTCAATTACAGTACCGCCAAACATTCCACCTGTTAACAAAGCGAGTGTGTCAAACATCGCAATGGGACAAACGTAGTGTGTGAAAGTAGCAACATAACTGAAAACGATTAGGTTAATTACGACAAATATAGCAATAACACGCTTACTTGAAACCTTCGAGCAATTACTTAACATCGAAACCAACCACTCCTTCATAAAACTTTGACAATGAACTGAACGATTAACCCACCAATGACACCAGCGGCGGTTGCAATACCACTCAATCGAGCGACTTGAAGACGTTGGTTCTGAATGTACTTGTCGTGCTTCTGAACCTTGCTTACAAGACCTTCAATTTTCATTTGATCGTCGCCGATTAACACGTTGTAAATTCGGTCAATCTTCTTGTCCATCTCTTGAAGTTGTTCGTGTATCAAAACGATTTCGGTTTCGGTGTTCATTACTTGAAGTATAATTGTATCTCAGCTTCACGACGATTAACCAATCCTTTTAAAACTTTACCACCGCCCTTATTCCATAAACGGAATGAATCGGCAATGGTTGCGTCAAGTGGATTGATGTTTAACTTTTTAAATACAGACGAACGTTTGAACCCTTGCGTTCCAATGTTGTAAGCAAGTGAAACACACGCACTAAATTGATTGTCATTTAATGGTTTCAAAATGAATGGTTCAATCGTTACCGCGAATTGGTCGATGATAAACTTCGCTAACTCCTCAGCGCGTTGCTGCGTTATTACATCGTCTTCCTTAACCTTATCTCCGTTTTCGTAGAATGTGTTCCCAAAACCAATCGTCCATATACCCGAAGGGCAGCGGTAACTTTTCAATCGACAACCTTCGAACTTCTTTATTAGTGAATAACCTTCTGCGTTAACTTGCATTGACTAATTTCTTTATTTGTTTTTCTTTGTTTAAAAGGTAGCGACGAAACTTGTCTTCGTATACCTTCTGCTTAACCATGTCTTTTTTTCTCCCTGCTTTAGCCATGTGTTTTTGTATTCGTTATCTAAGCCACCCAAGACCTTGTCTTCTATATTCGTATGGACTGCGGTCATGTCCTGAACTAATCTCAAAAGCGTTCGACGGATATACATTTGTCTGCGCCCAAATTTGATTTGTTGTGTTCGTTGTGTACTCTGGAAAGTCGCTTGAGTTTTGACACAAAAAGTCAACCATTCTTTGCGTGTAAAACATAGCTTGTGAACGCGCTTGGTCGCGGTAGTTCTGCAAGTCGGTTTGTGAGATAGGTTGAGTGTCTTCGCTTACACGAATAACAAGACTTCCGTTGTCGGTTTTAACGTACAAATGCGGTAAGACTTCGTACATCGTCCACCACATTATCATGCGACGCAAGTAATTGTCAAGAAGCGTTGCGTATGCGCCTGTAATGTCGTCGTTAACAACATCTTCTTTGATGCGGTTGTACAAATCAGTTCCAAGATATAGTTGTGCGTACTTGTCCTGCGCTAAATAGATAGCAGGATAAAGAAGCAACGGATCAACCGAGCCGTTAATCCAACTGTATTTCTTGATGTAGTTTTCGTCTATTAAAAGAACTTCGGGTTGTAGTGCCATTTTTTATGAGTATTTAAGTGAACCTCGTGAGGGTGTGTTAATTGGAGCAACACCTTCCGCTCCTTTTTGTGGTACAAATGGATTGTTACCAACACGCTTGTCGTTTTCAAGTCCGTCGTTTGGAAGTATGCGACCTTTTGAATCTCTTTTGCGAATGTATATTTGACGCTTCCAAAAGTGATGACAAAACGCACCACCTTTCCAAATGAATATATTGTATGTTGAACTTCCAGAAGGTGCAAATTCTCCGTTTATCCCTGCGTCACTCATGTCTTGAATATCTTCAAAACGAAATGATAATCCCGATTGAGATAAACCAACCATTTCTTGACAAAACTCACGACTGTCTTCGCTTAAATTCTGCGAGTAAGCGTAACGTAATTTATAAAGTCCTGTGTCGCCAAATGGAGACCTTTCTTCAGCGTTTGCGTAATCGCGAACACTCATGTATTCCTGTCTAAAATTAGCTTCGTTGTGTGGGTCTGTAACGTTTTCTTCACTCAACAATTCCCACTCGTCTAAATCGACTAATTCAGCCTTTTCTTTTAGTGCGTTAATCCAAAGACGACCTTGCTCATCTGAAAAATCATTCTCAGCAGCAACTACTTTTTTTTTTAATTCAGCAGTTTGAACAGTCGGTTGAACAACTACAACTTCGTCGTTGAATGGCGAGTTCATTTCAATGTTTATCTCTCCTAAAATTGGAGTAAAAACTCTTTCAATGATTCTTTGATATGGCTTGATAACTTGGTTGTTGAATATCTCTAAGCCAACAACCATTTCGTCTTTGTTACTTCCGAAGCCGTTTGATTCTCTGATTCCGTGAATCAATGGTGACACAACGCGGTGTCCAACCATGATTTGCTTCGCTGTTTCTTCAGATAAAAACTGATATTGCTTGTCTGCGTCACTAAGTGGAAACGATTCTATTTGTGGAGCGCGTGTAGGATCTTCGTTGAAGGTCATTAAAAACTTACCAGCGTTACTTGCTCCGCTCAAACGTGTTTCCCACTCACGACGAATTGCTTCGCGTTCTTCTTTCTGCGGTATGCCGTTTAAGAAGTTTATAATGAACGAAGGAAATAAACCATTCAAGATATTGTTAACGTGATAAAGTCCCATTTGGTAGGACAACTCAACGTAATTCAATGCACCGAAGTAGTCAGGCTTCGCGTAGTACGAACTTCCAGCCATCATGCCGTGTGCGTAAATAACTTGTCTTGGTTGTTCTTGTGCAATGGACGGATTGAACGCAGGGATAAATTCGGGCTTTCCTTTTTTACTTCTTGTATTCGCCCAATCTTTCGAGTAGAAAATTCCTGTGATATCGTCCTCGTCTTTGTCGTAAGCTAAACGACAATTCTCAAAAGGCAAGTGGTTGATTTGCACAATCCGAGTGAAGTCCAACGACCAAATAACTTCAGCACAAAATGAACCTTGAAGTTTTAAGTCAAACGCGATACCTTGAAGTGCGTTGTCGAGAATAGTTCCCGTTCCTTGTCCTTCTATCATGTAAGCAATTGAGTTCGTCAATGCGTTATGAATAGGACTATTATAATAAAGCGTTATTAGGTGCTGTGGAAATAAGTTGTTAAAACCATAGTCAATCCAACCTGCACGATTCTCTTTTTCAATTGCTTCAACTGGTTGGTAAGCCGATAAGTTAATTGCTTGTATATTGTTTTCCATAATTAAGCACCTGTATATATTACATCGACAGGGATTGTCGGTGTTGAAACGTCAAAGTAAATTGTTCCGTCTTGTAAAATCATTGAACCACATTCAACCAATCCAACAACGGAAGCGTTTAGTGGATCTATATTGCTACTGCTATTTTGTCCGTACACATCGTACTTGTACTTACCAGCGTCAACAAGACCAACTGTTGTCAAACGAATCTTTGTTACTCGTTCGTTTTCGTTTACTACTTCCACGACTTGTGCGAGTTGTTCGCCTGTCATTTCGTAGGTTAAGATTAAAAGATAGTAAGTGAATGCAACGTTGAAATAGGCACGTCCTTCATCAAGTGAAAGCCACGCATATTGATTCGCAGTATTTGTATTCAGATAAACCATTCTATCCTTTTATTTATTTGTTGAAATTACATCACAGAGGGACGCTTTGCCCCTCTATGTGTAAAAGTTTTTTCGTTATGCTGGAACAAGGTCTGAAGGAGGTTCGGCTAACAAATTAGCACGCTTAACGCTTTCTTGAACAAACGCTAAAGTGTAACCGTGAGCGTCACCAAAAACAGTACCTGTTGCACCTGTTGCGGTAGAAAGGTCTGCTCCGTTTTCAACACCAACAGCCCACCAATTGTCGTTTGCATCTTGAATGAAAACAACAACGCGAGTAGTCGCAACACTTTGTAATTCCAAACGCTTTGCGCTTGATAATTTCTGCAACATTACATTAACCGTTTGCGTGTAAAAAATAGTACCTGCATCGCGGTTGAAGTTGATTGTTTCTTCGAACGAAGCCGTTTGTGTTGGTAATTCGTAGGTGTATAAATCAGTATTTGCTGGTAATGCTGTAATGACTTCAGAACCGTCTAAAGTAATCTCTTGAGGAAAGTCACTATACCATTCAGTCAAAACAATTCTTTTTACCCCACCTACACCGTCTTTGCAGTCTAAGTTGAAGCCAATTGATAATTCACAATTTGCCATATTATTATGTTTTTTATTAGCACAAAAGAGGAGCGGTGTTTAGCCGCTACCTCTGTTTATGCAAGGGTTAGAATGGTAAGATTATGCTGTGTATTGGTAGAACGCGATTTCGTCACCGAATCCGTACTGAACACCTGCGAAGAAAGAAGCTGCGAAACGAACGTTGTCAGACAAGTCGTACTGATACATATCCAAAACCGCTACGTTGTTCCATTGGTCAAGTAAGTTAGTACCAAACCAAAGGTTAGACTTCTGATAGAAAGCCATTGTGTCGTCAGACATACCAGGACATTCGATAACGTCATACTGTCCCTGCCAGTTCATAACAACCGACTCACCTTGATACAGGTAGTAACCACCACCAAGACCAAGAATTGCGCTTCTGTATGCTTCAGCAACGTTTGAAGAAACTGCGATAACAGGCTTCTCAGTTGCACGACGTACGCGTGTTGGAAGTGTAAGAACTAAACGTCCCATTTCCTCGATAACGTTTGCGGAAGTAATAGCTTCAGGAGAAGATACGTCAAGAACCGCAGCGTCAGCCAAGAACAATGTCTCGAAACCTGCGTACTCACCAGCGTTAGCGTTAACACCCTGCCATATCAATACCTCGTTGCGAGCTGCAACACCCGCCAATACGTTAGCAATTAAAGCGTCAGTCAATGAAGCGTGTAAGAAACCGTCTTGCTCAGACTTAGCTTCCCAATCTGCTAAAAAGTCTTTCTTACAAAGTTGACGATGAACTTGGAATTTCTCCAAAGTCAAAATACGCTCTGTAAGTGTTACTGTTCCTGTTGGAGTGAAGTCGCAAGTAGCGTTAGCAAAAGTGATAGAATCAACTAATTTGCGAACAACTTGTTTGTACTCGATATTTTCTTTGAAGGTAACCGCAGCCAAAGACTCGTTACTCAAGAATGCTGCGCGAATATATCCTGCAGCTTCACGACCTGCGAAGGTTGTGGTTAATGAAGTGGTAGTAGCCATTTTTTATTGTTTGTTTTTTTTATTTTTTAAGATTGAATAAGAAACGTTCTTCTGCGCTCATTTTGTGGTATGGCTTAGAGGGGGTGTTTACTTTTGCTTGCTTTACTTCTTTGATAGAAGTAGCGGCAGGCTGTGCGCTTAATTTTGTCACTTCGCTTGAAAGATTAGCGTTGGTCTTTTTAACCTCAGCAAGTTCGCTTTCCAACTTAGCAACCAACGAAAGAAGTCCTTCAACCTCTTTGCTTAGTGATTCGTCAGTAGATTGCTTTTCAGCTTCTACTTCAACTTCAACCTCTGGTTCTTCAACCATTGGCTTCAATTCAACAAGTAGTCCGTCAGCAACAACTACAATAACTCCTTCTGCTGTTGTGTACTCTCCGTCCGCTACAACAACCTCGTTGCCTTCTGCGTCCTTAGATAATACACGAACACCAGGCGCCCATGTGTCGCTGTCCGAGTAGATACTCGTTCCGTCCGCAAGAATCGCTTCAACCATTTGCTTCACCTCAACTACTTCTTCAGCAGATAGGCTTACATTGTGTTTAGCGAAAAGAGCGTTTACTTTTTCTCTTAAGTTCATATAAGTGTTTATTAAATGTTTAGTTCCTAAATAGAAAAGTGTGTACATTTGTTTCGTAATTGAACTTTTCATTGATTACATTTTGATTTTAGGTTTGAACGGGGGAGTAGTTACCCCCGTTTTTTTTATCCTAAAGAATCGAGTATTGCGTTTAGCGTCTTTATTTCGTCATCCGTTAGTCCGTAACTTTTGAATCCCATTTTACCACCGTCGTTGGTAATCTTTGTGAGTGCGTTCAAAAACAGAGTAGCGTCGTCGTTGAACAACTCCAACTTTAAAAAGCCCCCTGCTTCGATGTTCATTATTCACTTTTTAGAATCAATTCTAATTCTTCAAGTAAAGAAGGAATTTGTTCGCTCAAATACATTTCTTTCTCGGCAAGGAAGTTCCCTTCGATTGAGAAACCAAGAACTTCTTTGTTTTGAATCTGTTGTTTTACTTCTTCGTTCTCTACTTTCATGCAACCGAACCAAGTACCTTCTGGAAGGTCAAAGCCGAAGTTCTTCGACTTGTCGTTTTCTCCTTCGATAATCCACGTTTCAACCAACGAAACACCTTCAACAACTTTCGCGTGTTCAAC